ACCCTTAGAAAAGGCTTCTTGCTTTATCTTTATTGCTTCTAGCATCGAACCTTTTTTCAAAGCTTCATCATATCTGGCCTTATAAGTACCTGGCTCATTATTTTTTCCTGTTGTTGTTTCTCCACCATTAAACTTAGACGCGCCAAACAATGATTTTCTCTGCTCTTTTATTGGTTCCAAATGCTTTTCAAAATTCTTGACGTTCGAATTATCATCTACTTCAATCAAGCTATAATCAAACTTTTCAAGCAATAAATCAATGGTATCTGGATTAGCATTAGCTTCCCTTAATCCTTTTTCAACTGCTTGTTTCTTTTTTATTGTCAAAACTCTTTCTTCTGCTTCACCTTGAAATTTCTCAAAATCAGCTTTTATTTTATCCAATTCAGTTTTTAATTGTTCTTTTTCATTCTCGACATTCGGCAACTTTTTTATAACTGATTCCAACTGTGTCTTAGTTGCTTCAAACTCTGATTCCTTTTCTTTTAACTTATCAGACTTTTCATTAAAAACATCTTTCGGAACAAAATGCTTGGCTAATTCTTTGCTGATTGCATCTTTTTTATCTGTAATATTTTCGTCACTCAATATTTTTTCTAACCATTCCATTATTTTTTTCTCCCCTATTCTTAAGTTTTTATGGTGGTCTTTCCACCAAATAGATACTTTTTTTATGCAAGAACTTTTAACTTGCTAAATTAATAATAGCATACTGCCATCAAAACTTCAAATATTAAATAATAACACCATCAGGTGTTTTACTCGCTTCTGGAATATCTCCTGAAAAACTAGCATCTTCTCCAAATCTTTCTTTTAAAATCAAATAAGTCGCTAATCCAGTTCAACTCCGCTATTTTTCACACTGTTGAATTTAACTATGAACTTGCCTAAATTCTTATTCTCATCTTTTGCATCCTTCCATTCCTTATAATTCTTATATTGTATTAATTCTCCCTTGTTCTCGGCTTCACTTCTAGCTCTCCTAACGCTAGGCTCATATCCAGCTAACACACCAATATGTGTGCATCTGCAATTTATATCATCTTCGGCTGTCCCCATCTGACCAGGCTGTAACCCCCTGCCACCAAAATCAGAAATAAATTCCTCGTCAAGCTCAATAGTAACACCATCTAATGATTGATGTGCATCTCTCGTTCTGTCATCCAATGTTGCAACCCACATCTTTTTCATCTTTACGCCTTTCTCGTTTGCTTCACTCAATATATCCTGCCTAGCTTGTCCTGTTATTCGGTGTGTTTCTGTTCTTGCAATTCGCATAGCTTTAAATGCTCCGACGGACAATGATTCGGATATTCTTTTACTTATATATCCATAATCTTCTCCCTGTGTCAAACCCATATAGATATCGTTTTTTAGATTATTGATAATACGACTATTGTTCTGTTTGTTGCGTTCTGAAAATCCAATCCTATCAAATGGATTCTCATATATATTCTTTTCAGTTGTCTTGCTGATTGTTTTATGAAATTTCAAATCTATTCCGACATTATTTTCAATTGCGAACGCACTCCTATAATAAGCATCTTCATAAGAATATGCCATCTGTTCCATTATCTCATCCTTAGACCTTTTATTGACCTTTTTAATTTCATCAACAATTGAGTTTTTAACATTATCTAATCTACCGTATTTCTTAACTTCATCAATGTTTCCGCTATACTTTTCATATAGCTTCGCAACATCTTGTTTAATACTTTTACTGGTATTTGCATATAACTTTGCAATTTTCAAATCATCTATCTTTCTTTGCGTTTCAAGCTCTGCATCCATCTTTAGAAAATCATCCCTCATTGCCATCTGCTTCACCATCTTCATCATCTTCTAATTCATCTAAATTAGGTAAATCCGCTAATAATTCTTTTTCCATTCTTTCCATCTCATCTTCAACGCTATCAACCCAAACATGATTTGAAAGTCTTGTGTATTCTGATACCACACCTTTTTGCTTTACATTAGATTCAAGCATTTCATTCTCATTATAAACCATTGTTTTATTATAAACAATATTATCAAATTTTATTTCTCCTAATTTCTTTAAATTAGCATAAAAGTTGACAAAATACATGAAAGATTCTATCATCTCATCCATCTTTGCCTGAAAATCATTGGACTTTAAATCTAGTAAAACGAATCTGCTCTTTATCACAACATTCGTAATATTTCCATCTCCAATAGCATTAGGATTAACACCCATTCCAAATGTAAAGATATCTCTTTCAAGGCCTTCCTTTGCTTCTTTTCTAGCCTCATAAGGTATATCTATTCTCTCGCTCCTAGCATCTCCATCATCTGAAACTTTTAAAGTCTTGTATCGCTTAACCTGATACAGAAAATCAGCTAAATTTTCGCCATCATATCCTTTTAAAACCCAATATAAATCCTGAAAATCCTGAAAATTATTCACAAAATCTGAACTTATTAAATCATAAGCATCTACATAACTTTTGACTGTTTGTAAATCATAATCATTTTCGTCATTATTTTGAAGTTGGATGAATGGCACTTTATCCCATTTCTTGGCATTGCTATTAGCTAAAACTTCCCCATAAACATAATCTTCATAAAAATGAGCTTTAGGATTGCTAAAAGCTCTGCCAAACATTTCTGTCATTTCATCATCACCTAATAAATAAAACAATCCATCCTCTGCATTTTTTTCATAATATGTTACTGATTCTTCATCCCATACCTCAACCCTCACATAATCAACCGATTCCCCATCTTCTACTTTGCTCAATGAATAGTATCTAATGACCATATCAAGGTTATCATCAATATATGAATTATAAATCGGAATGATTTGTTCACTCGGAATTGCTGTGTATTCAAACTTGCCATCTCTATCAAGGTAAATATGTAACCATCCAATAGCTTTTTTGCTGGCTTCTTTTCCAACTTTTTTAAGAAAATAAATCAGAATCTTTTGAATCAATCGTTACTTCTTTTCCTAACAAATAGTTAATCTTTTGGTCGATTAAAACCTTTAAGAATCCGCTTGCTAATTTATTATTAGCCTTATAAGGGTCTTCTATTTCATAAGGATTACCATCTTCATCTTCTGCATAAATCAACATCATTCGATTCATTATTTCGGTATTTTCACTTCTGTAATAATTTTCTCCGTCTATCATCTTTTGTCTTATCTCTGAATTTTCAAAGTTATTAATCAAATTATTCAGAATCTTTGTTACCTCTTTATTGTCATTATTTGAATTAATAAAATTCATGCTACCAACCCCATTTCATATTTGATTTGCCTTGCAGTTCAGTGATTGCCCACACCAATGCATCCAATCTGTTCGGAGACTTATCTCCTTGTTCCCATTGCGTTAACTCATCTTCTAATTCTGCAAAATATCCCACATGATGAACCTTGCCTTGCTCGTATAATGCTGATACTGGTTCCGCTCTTACATATTTCCCTCGACTCGCATGAACGCTTTTATATGAAACATTTTTATCTATGCTCCTAATGATTATCTCAATCATATCACCACCATTATTGGATTCTCCAACAATCCTGTCCGCATTGTACTTGTGATACATCGTTACGCCTGCCTTGGCCCATTCCAAAGGACTTGCTCGCATAGAATCATCGCTTAAAACATAGAAGTGTCCATCCTCGCCATATCCTGCTGTAATAACGCCTGCTTCATCTGATTCTTCTCCACTCGTCGCTGAAGGGTCTATCGCTACAACAATCCTTTTCAATACTGGGTGCTGCGTAACTCTCGAATCATTAATCATATCACTTGTCCATAAAGCATTTGGATTGTCATCTAATATTTCAGCATATAACTCTTGCCTTCCTAATCTAGTATTCTCATATTTGCTGATAATACCATCAATAAACTTCTTTGGTAAATTTGAAGCATTATCATATGTCGAACCTCTTGTAATATGGTTGTCTTTGCTTTTTACTAATGTTTTTATCAATTTAGTCGGTTTCGGTGTAGTGGTTACAATAACTTGCGGATTATCTCCCAACCTTAATCCCATCATTAAGTTATCCCACACTTCATCTGCATATCTATACTTCGCTAACTCATCTACCCATGCTTTTTCATGCTGTGGACCTCTTAATAGACCAGGATTCTCTCCTGAATATATTGTAGCATATGAACCATTAGGGAAAACCAAACGCCTGCTAGTGCCATAATATATCGGTCTTTCACTAGGATGTCCTATATTCATCAAGCCTGATTCTCCATCAATCATAACATCCCTAGCTTCGCCTGGTGTTTGTGCCACTAATGCAATTCTTTCAACGCCATTTCTCACCCATTCATAAACCATCTCTGCCCCAACTCTTGTTTTTCCAAATCCTCTACCTGCTAATAATAACCACACATGCCATTCCCAATCTGGCATCTTCTGACTTGGTCTTGCCCAAAAGTTCCAATCATATAATAATGCCTCTAACTGTTCATCACTATAACTATTCAGTATTTTCGCTCTCTCCGATTCGCTTAGCAATGCCATCAATTCTGCGTCTGATTTCTGCCGAAGGACTTGTGATTTCAATAGCTCCACCATCCTTTCCGCTTATTTCGTTTTCCACTTTATCTGCCTGCCCTAAATATTGCTTACCTAGCCAAATAAGCATTGTGGTGTTTCCTTGCTCTGCTTTTTTGAATTGCATCCGTCTAAGACTTGCTCGGCCAGGGGAAGATTTCACTTTCCACACATCCTTAAAAGATTCACCATACTCCAAGGCACAAAACTTGGTGACTGTCTTCTCGTCTGCATCCAAGATTTCGCATATTTCTTCTTTCGTGCATTGAATCTTACATAGGTTCTCAAATAATGTCTTGTCTATGAATTTCTCAGGTCTACCAGTAGCGTTCTTGTTATTGTCTTTCTTTTCATAAGTCTTACCCATCTTTTCACCCCCTTATATCCTGACAATGTATTTCGCCTTGCTGAAAGTATCGCTCCTTGCCATAATGTTCAGAAAATCTTCCTTAGAGATGTCTCCACGCTCTCTCATGTATTCAATCCAAAATGCAACATCTTCCTCTACCACTATCATGTGCTGTTCACTAGATGAAGTGAAAACTGTTTCTGACCGAAGATATCTTCGCCATCCATCAGCATCTTGATATCAGGATTATTTCTGACTCTGCCATTATGTGGTTGCATCAGTCCTATCATGTCTACTTGGCTGTTCTCTAAAGCGACAACTTGCTCAGGAAAAGGCAATGTTACGAATTCCACATCATCTTCTGATAGTCCAGCTTCAGTCATAGCCATCAGTACCGCATAGTGGAAAGACGCTGACAACGTATTGACAGCTACCGTTTTGCCTTTCAAGTCTGCGACACTATTTATCCCTGAGTCGGATTTTACAAAGAACTCTTTAAGTGGATAATCAGGCATCGAACTTTGGAAGTCTGTGACACCTATGATTGGCATCTCTGAATTGATAGCATTGATTATCGACATTATGGCTGAAAGACCAGCATCAGCTGAACCACTTGAAACAACTTGTATTATGTTGGGTCCACCTGTTGTGAGTGTCACCAACTCTATGTCAATATTCCTTTTATCGAAGAAACCCTTCTCGATGCCGACAAATACAGCATCATATACTGGCACCGCAACATATTTGACCGTATGCCTTTCTGAGAGGCTCTCTGTGCTTATATCTGTCGCTTTGCATCCTGAAACCAATGATACCATCAGCAAAACTGTTAATAAAATTATCATGAATCTTTTCATTTTGTTTCTTCTCCTTCTGAGAATTTATTTTGTACCAATGTCAATAATCCACTACTTAATCCACCTATTATACCTATCGTCAGCATAGTTCCATACACCGATGGAAATTGAAATGCTTGTGCCGAATGCATCAGGTAGAACCCTAACCCTGAGTTCGAACCCAGCATTTCAGCTGCAATTATGGCCATCCACCCAGCACTAAACGATATTCTCATACCGCTTATTATAGATGGTATAGCCAATGGTAATCTTATGTAAATCATTATCTCAAATTCGTTCGCCCCACAATCTCTTGACGCTTCAATTATTGACTTCTCGACTTGCAATCCTTTTAGTGTTGATAGCATAACACTAGGAAACGCTGTCCATACTATAACAAGTATTCTAGAAAACTGTCCGATTCCAAATAGTATTATCAATAGTGGGAATAGTGTCAGTGGTGAAAGACCTCTTGTTATGCTCAGCAAAGGACTTGTCATACCTCTCAGGTAGCTACCGTTATAAACTCCGACTGCCATCAGTATACCTAATGCACTTGCACCTAGAGAACCTATGATTGTTGTTTTGAAGCTTTGAATTATATGTGCATGATAGAAAGGTTCTGTCCACAACTCCAACGTTTTCTTCAGTATTACAGTCGATGAAATCAGCGAAGGTGATTTGGTGACAACAACTGTGGTCTCCCATACTATCAGGAATATTGTAAAGCCTAGCAATCCAAGAACTATGCTTTTGATCGTCTGCCTTTTATTGCTCATCCAAGCCACTTCCTCACAACGATTTTGCATGGGAAAATTCAAACGCTCATATGAATACGACTCCCTTTTTTAAGTAATCGGAAAAACTTCCTCAATTGTTATTATACACATAATCATCTTTTACTTCAAGTTAATGGAAAAAATTCCTATATATATAAGGGATATTTTAATATATTTTTTAGTTTCAAAAAAAATTCAGGCAATATGTCATTCTTGTATAAGATGTGTTATATCATTTTTTCACCATCTTAAAAACAACAATCTAGTATTTCCAATGCTTTCATCAATTCATAATAATCATAATAATGTTAATTAATTATCATGGAAAGCCTACACCTTAGTGTTATCAATTATTTGGATACAACTCATTCCACCATTCCACCATTTTTTAAATTTTTCACACTAACATTCATGCAAAAAAATCCCTATATATATAAGGGATTTTTTGAATGTATTTTTTCTTCTAATTTAATTATTTCCTGAATAACGATATCAATATCATCTGTCTAAAATGCAAGGCATCCTGCTTCTTTCCATTTTCGCATAATTGATTCCTGAATTTTAGTCGGCTTGTTCCCTTTTCGTTTAACTTCTATTTTAATGCTTCTCCCTTTGTACACACAATCAATGTCAGGTTCTCCTGTATTCCCATACATTCCACCATGAACCTTTATAGCTCGGCAACAATCCAGACCATTCAAATAATCCAATATCTCCTTGACTAAATACTTTTCCAGCTTTTCATTTACTCCGTATCTAACCATTATCCACCTCATAGGATTGCATCTTTACGATAAAATCATCCAAACTCTTTCCAGCTTCATTCATTGTCACTGCATCACACATCAAATTGTTTATGATTCGCTTAGTAGTTTTATGTTCAAATCTCTTTAAAACATCCGCTAATTTTTCATTTAAAATATCCATCTCAATTACCTTTCCCATTTTTAATGATTATAACATCAAGCATATCATCAATCTTATATATTGATTCATGGTGTTTATCAACCATCTCATCCAATATATCAATATGTTCCTGTTGTCTTTCCAGAATATTTTTCATGTTATCAAATATCTCTGAAGCTAATAAATGCTTCAACCGTTCTTTTTTTAATGAAACTATTCATGTAAATTGTCACATAAACTAAAATAATCAAGCCATATAAAAACATTATATGAATCATTTTCCTCTCCTTTTAACTTTTCCCAATTGTATTCCATCACTCCACCTCTTTTTCATACTTCTTGCCACATTCCTTGCACCATATCGGCATATATCCATTTATATCCATTGGCGCATTTTTGTATATACAATTTTTACAAATTACTTTATCGCATATATCACAAATGATACTAGCGTCAAGCCTACCTGCGTTTCCAGTCGGTTCGTCACAAATCTCACATCTCTCTATCATTACTCCACCTCATATTTTATTTCAGAGTGGGAATATATCCCACTCTCTTAAAACGGTATTGTTTCAATATATTCCGGGTCACCAAATGCTAGACCAAGCTCCATTTCGTCAACGAATGGGTCGCATTCATTGCATTGTCCAGTTACGATTTCTAATTCAGTTTGCTCTTTACCACAATATGCACAATATTTTTTGCCATTTCTTGAAACATATTCCATTGCCATTTTTTTTCACCTCTTTTTTTTTCATCTAACCTCATCCTCTCATCCTGTATTCAAATGTCGAACCAAAATCTGCCCACTGTTCAATTTTCATTATTCTTCAATGCGTTACTATCAATAAACAATTAAATCCCCATACTGTCCAAATTATGCTTCCTAGTAATATCGCAACCAGTAATCCTATTTCAATTTTATCCATTAAATTCATTACGCACCCCCATAGATGGACAACATTCCGTCAAATGCAATACGGGAATAATACCCGTTTCTTCCTCCTAAAATTAGTAGGGCCACGTTCTGTGGCCCTGTCATTAAGCTTCTTGCACCTCGGCATAATCTGGGACGTTCGCCCACTGCGAAGAATAAACGATAAGCTTTTGGTCCTCGGCAACCTCGCCGTCAAGCTCTGCGATGCGATATGATACCGTATCGTTGTCGATGTACTCTCTTGTTGCATCATCTGTTGTTAAATGCACGACTGACTCCATCGCTGATGCANNACCAAACCTTTTCGCTTAAAAGATAAGCCATCTCGGTTTCGCAATTAGCGAAGACTTCCGGAGCGGAACCGATTTCAAAAGCGTACAATGAACCGTTCAACATTCTTGTTCTCAACCCCCCAAGGTCTCCTGCTGACCAATCGTCGACGAATCCAACAACGACTGTGTCGTCTGTCGGGATGAGGAGAGGACGATAATCGTCCTCGTACTGATTGCCCATTTCAAACCATAATTCGTATTTCATTTTTTTTCTCTCCTTTTTTTTTATTTTCTCTTGCTTCTTGCTTATAGCTTATTATAACATATCTTATAAATGGTGTCAACACTTAAATTAAAAAAAAAGTGGATTTTTATATCCACTTTACTCTGTAACTCGATTCACTATCACACAACACTAACTTTTCTTTCGCTCTTGTCATTCCGACATACATTGTTCTAATAACCGAATCCTTTAATTCTCCGTATTTATTATAGCCTTGCATCGCTGAACCAGACAAATCTGGAAAAATATAAACCACATCAGCTTCTCCACCTTTTACACTATGAATCGTTCCAACTGTTAATTTGATATCTAATTTCCCATTTCTGATATCATTCTTCTTGTAAATCTCGATTGGATATTTCAACGGTTCTCTTTTACTAGCTAACAATTTGCTTTCTAACCAATCCAGCATTTCCGCTTTTCCAAAGTCTATGAAATCATATTCAAGAAACAGTCTATCAATCTCCTCTATGCTAATTGAACCATCATTCCATCCTATTTTCTGAATATCTTTTATCTCCTGACTGTTATACTTTTTCAATATTTCAGCTATTTCCTTTTTAGCGCCTCTCACCATGACGTCACTAGCTTTGACTAGCTTTGTCCAATTCTGAAGCTCATCAATTGTATAAAGCCTATTATCATCCCACACATCATGTGTAGGTCTTAGGAAATCACCTATGGCTCCAAATGAGCCGTTTTGTCTAATTGGATTCCATCTCCCATTCGACACCCTATACTTGTTATGAAAAGGTATGCCATGTGCCTTTAAATCCTTGATAATCGAATCTATCATATATCCGCAAGTAGCTAATACCATTACACTTTTCCCATCCGCTAAATCACTCTCGATTTCTTTTATCATTTTCATGGAATCATTAATCTTTAAATTCGTTTTAATGATATCACCTTCAAAATCTCTAGGTTTATATTCTTTGTTTTGCCTTTTAGAAACTTGTTTTATCCATTTTTCAGCATAAGCCTGAACCACTTTTGGCACTCTATAACTTTGACTTAAAATTCTGATATCTGCATCCCCTTCAATCAAGCTATCTGGTGTCGCTCCTACCCATGAATATAATAATTGGTCATCATCTCCCGAAAATATAATATGTTCCATATTCTTTGCCCATTTTCGAATTACTTTAAATTCTAATGGTGTAAAATCCTGTGCTTCGTCGAAAAAACCTATTTTCGCATTATTAGGAATATCTTCATATTCCAAAGCATTTTCAATCATATCTGTAAAATCTATCACGCCATAAACTTTCTTGAATTTCTCCCATGCATTGTCAAACATCCTGACATTCTGCTTCCAATACTGTCTTGGAATCAATCTGGCCCGCATCACTTGAGTTTCATGTAACAAATAGTCGCCCATAGTTTGACCATAATTTACTTCAGATTGCTTATCTTCAACGCTAACATTGAATCCTTTCCCTGACAATCTAAATGCTGGAAACTCTTTATTGAATTCTGATATTGAATCCTTTCCAATAACTTCAGGTCTGCCTATCAATCTGTAACAATGACTGTGCAAAGTACCTATGTAATCCTTCATATTTTCATTTCTTCCTGCTAATTCCCTAGAAGCTGTGTTTGTGAAACTTGCAACCAATATATCCTTTGGATTATATTTCTCCAATGCTTTGCCTATCTGCCTTGTCAAATAAGTTGTTTTCCCCGTACCTGGTGGACCGAAAACTCTTGTTTCATTCAAACGAATCACCTCTCTTTTATAATATCATCCACAATCTTCTTTGCCAAATTCCATTTCTCAGAATCTTTTAAATTAATAACATTTTTCATAGAATTAAACTCTCTTTTGATTAATATTTCTCTTATTTTTTTTTCGCATTTATTCAATTTTCCAGACATTTCTAGTTGACCACCCCTCACTAGATTTCAAGCCTAGCTTCACACCTTCACATCCAATGCTTCTTAGCAGTGTCGCTAATTTTTTACTCGTCACTCGCTCCATCTCATTTATTCGAATCCACTTTTTAAAACTCTCTAGAAAAATATATTTTGAACCATTGTGTATGAATGGATTCTTACTGACAATTACTTTATCCGCTCTATCCGAATCATCTAAATCATCTAAATCAAATACTGTATTATCGTATAAATAATTGTTTAACCAAACACTGGTCTGCCCTGCTTCTGTCGCTTCTTCTCCTAGCTCTATTTCGACAACCACGTTCAGCAAGCTCTGAGCTATCATATCCCATTTGTCACCTTTGAATCTCGGAAGATACTTTCCTGTGGTGGATGCCAAGTGGACTCTCAGTTTTGACTGTGTAATCATATTGTCCACATCTCCCACGTTCACATCGCCCTTATCTGTGAACAATTTATAAGTTGGTGGTTCACTTAGATATTTAACAATCTGAATCATCCTAACACCAAACATATTCGATAATGTCTCAAGAATAGCATCCTTTTTATCATTCGTTACTTTTTCACCAACAATTTCATCCTTTGATATTTCTTCTAGCTGTGTATCAGCAACAAACTTCTTGGCTTGTGATATTGCAATCCCAATCGTTCTCTTATAATAATCTTCTCTCAATTTCAAATCATCTTTATGTTTTCTCCTAGAAGCTATAATTAACTCCGCAATCTCCTGCTCACGCCATCCTGCCATAGCTGTGTAACTTGCTAGACTCAAATCATAACTACTTGCTGATTGGTCTTGCATATCTTTTCTTTTCCGCTCCCATGATTGTAAAAATTTAGGTTCTATCTCCAATAACGCCTGAAATTTATCAAATGGTGGATTAGCTTTTGAGTCCAAATTCAGACTACCTTTAATCATTTTATCCTGATAATTAACTTCGCTTTTATCAAATTCAGAAACGTCTGGCAACAATTCATCAAAATCACTCGGTTCGTATCTGCTTTCAGGATTCATGCCAATAACTTTTACTGGCACTGGTGTGCCTTTATGATTAACTGTATCTGGCACTCTCATAACTCTGTCTAAATTATAAACACTATCAACATCCCAACCCTTTGGTTCACCGTTCTTTTGCCCTATCTGCTTCGCTATACTTTTAAAGTAATAATTTAGCCTTTTAGATATGTTTTCAGCTCTTTCCCTATCTTCATCATCCTCAAATAACCACACATCTTTAAATAACCACCACGTCTGCAGTCCATGACCAGAATGCACTGTTATTGTTGGTTCATATGGAAAACCTTTCAATATTTCCATCGCTTCTGAAATGTTTTTTGGAAGATTTCCTTTCTTATGTGCCTCATCGTCTTTTATATCTATATCAGCGAAAAAACCAATCAATCCTGCAATCTCGTTTTTTCTGCAACGCTTATCGCTTCCAAAATCCTGACTACTCAATCCTGCACCGCAATAAACATTTACTTCTTTTCGTTTTAGTTCAATCAATAGTTCGTTTGCATCATTCCAATTTTTGAACCAGTAGCTTCTTTTCATTCTCTGACCATCAAATACCCATATCAGAAAAAATAAATCCTTATCAATATCCGAATATAACGCTTCAAGAAACTTCATATCAAACCACCTCTAGTTAATACAAGCCTTGATTATACAAGGCTTGTATTATTCATAGTATTTTTGAAAATATTATTCTTCAATATCAACTTCATAGGCATCCGCTGTCACATCAAATCCTTTTAACATAGGCAGGATTGAATCCCTGTAAGAAGATAATGCTATGATATCAGAATCACTTAGAACCTCTACAAATGTCAATTTTGCCTTCATATAATCAATTCCACCCGCACTCTTAGATTTCTCAAGAGTTATTTTAGTTGATACTTTCCAATAGCTTTTTCCTTGTCCTGCTAATTTCAATAAATAAGACTTTGCGTTTCCCAAACTAGTCGGCGGCAAACTAATAACGAATGGTAGCATATTGTCCTTGCAAATTACAAATAATGTTTTTAGATTTTTACAAGCTTTTCCTTTTCCATCCATGTCGCTTCCGAATTGATTAAATACACACTTTGCACATTCTCCACCAGGAATCCCTACGCCAATGATTCCATCTTTAGCTGAACAAGTTGGTGGATTTTTAGAACCATCGAATGGTGCATCCCAATACGCATTCTGATTTTTCTGGAATATGATTGTGCCAACTATTTCTTTAACATAATCTTCTCCATCTAATGTCGGAATTGTGAATGTCCCTGAAGCTCCACTTGGCATTTTGATTCTCTGCAAATCATACTCACTCAATCCATCAGGACCCAAATTCTCTTTCATGGCCTCTGCAAACGCCATTGCATCCATCTTTGTCAAAGCATAATCCTTTAATACCATTAAATCGTTTTCCATTTTTCTACCTCTCTTCATTTTTATTTTTTATAGCATCTTGCAATGTTTTTCTTAATACATCCTGTGTTATGATAAATTCGTGATTTGCTAATTCATTCTATACCCAACCGAATGCTTTTCACTGATGTTCATATTTTTGCACCATTCTGGTAACTTGTCAATATCTCTATCAGGAATCTCCTTGACCATTTCTCTTATCAGTGCTGATATTCGACTTGAGTTTACTTTTTCTTCTATCAAATCTGAATGTCCAGCAATTCTTAAATCATCTAACGCCAACTCAGGAACACTTGCCCATATCTGACTTTTAGGATAAAGCGTTACACCTTCAATCGTTATTCTATCCACGCCATTATCAACAAAATATTCCAATACTAGCGGTTCGATTTCTGCCATCGAACTTTTCACCTTTTTAAGTCTTTCGTCCAAATCTTTTGATTGCTTCAACAAGTCAACATACATCTTCATTCTTTTATCCATCTTCAATTACCTCTCTTTTTTTTATTTTATTTTTTCAGGTCATCCCTGTATTGTTTGTGTAACTCCATAAAATCAACTTCAAGCACCTCTGCTAATTTCACGAAATTTTCTGTGCTAGGTGCATATGTTCCTATCTCCCACATCTGTAAAGCTGTTTCTGAGACACCTACTTTTTCAGCAACCTCTTTTCTAGGCATCCGCTTTTCTGTTCTTAATTTCTTAATTACGTTCAATATCATCACCACCTTTCTTATAGCTTATTATAACATATCTAACACCCTACTTCAATCACTTTGTACCCATATCTTTGAATTATTTTTTCAGCTTCTTCTTTCCCATATTGGAATGCCCATCCTGCACCATACATTTCAAACATTTTCGTTCTGGCATCGTAATAATTTTCCTCATTAATTTTTACGATATATCGTGCATTTTCTGTGTCTGTTCCGAATGTAAAATACCACATATTTTTATCCTCTCTTTTTTTTATTTCCCCAATACCCCTGTTTTCATCTTATCTGTTTGTCCAATATCCCATAGCTGTAACATTCTTATTGTATCTTTTCCAATAGGATTTCAATCTTTTCAAATATTTTTCTCTTTTTATTCTTATTTCCTCATTAATAATTTCGAACGTTTTCTCATCTACATTTGCTCTCGGAACATCCATTCCAAGTCTGCTATTCGAATAAGATAATGTTCCAACCTTGAATTCTGTATTATCATTCCAATATTTTGGCACGATACATAACTCATGCCCATACTTATCTTGCATTGTTTTCAATTTAGGTGCATTGTTTTCAATGTTCATTAATATGAAATATTCTTCATTCACTTCAGGTGCTTCGCCTTCATCATCGTACCAAAATGTTTTTGTGATTGTTGGTTTCTTATCGCATATGGTTACGAATCTTCCTTCAATCATCACGAATGTGTCATACTTTAAAACTAAATCAATTCTTTGGTCTGACAACAATTGTAATCTTAAGACTTCTCTCAATTCTTTGTATTCCTGTCTTTTCATTTATTTTTCCTCTCTTTCATTTTTTTTGTGCTCATAGCTTATGATAACATATCTTATAAATGGTGTCAACATTTATTGAAAACTTTTCTTATAAATCGTCAATGATTGATTTCACAATATCTTTTTTATCTTCCAGGGCTTTGTATATTTTCTCATCAACCGTATTTCTAGCAATAATATGCGTATAAATTACATGGTCTGATTTCTGGCCAGGTCTTGAAATCCTAGCTAACGATTGTTCGTAATCTCCCAAGCTAAATCCGATTGAATAGTAAATGCAATATCTCGCTCTCGTTAAATCAACGCCAACGCCACCTGCCTGAACCTGTATAACCAGACTGTCAAATTTACCTGCTTTGAAATCAGCTAAGTCATTTCTTTTTCCAGACAATTCTCCAACAACTCTACCCTGTTTCTTTAATGCCTCAATCACATTTGTAATATCTTGTGAGAACCTGCAAAATACTACAACTGGTTCATCTTTTTCTATCTCATCTATTACATCTATGAAAGTATCAATCTTCTCAGTGCCAACTTGAACCATTTCCCTTTCACCGAATCCATTCTCAATTGAAACATATCCAGAAGCAATTTGCTGTAATCTCAATAATTGCGAAAGTGCATTGCTGGCTGTCAATTCTCCATTTTCGATTTGAACCACCAAATAATTTTTCATCTCATTATAAGCCCTCAATGTCTTTCCTTCTAAATTGGCATATCTTCTGACATGAATTTCTTTTGGCAATTCCAATACTGAACGGTCTGCTTTGTAAGTTATGGAATATATTTTCTCGTTCATTTCGTCTGTGTTAATGTATTCCATAATTTCATATCCACCATATCCACCCATTCTGCAATATGTATTTTTAAATTTAGTAAAATATCTTCCGAATATACCCTCATTTAAAAATCTCATCTGTCCAAATATATCTACTGGACTGTTAGGCATAGGTGTTCCTGTCAAAGCTAACTTATATTTCATGCTTTTTCCATACTCATATAATGCTTTTGAGGCTTTTGCATTATGTCCTTTTATTTTCTGGCTTTCGTCAGCAACAATCAAGTCAATATTTGCATCCTTCATGAAAGTCTTGAAATCTTCTCGCCATACAATTTCATAGTTACACACATAAATCCCTACCACACCTCTCTGTTCCGCCAACTCCAACTGTTTCAACGCATCAGCACATCTTTTCTTTACAGGACCCTTTGTGCCATTAAACAACATCCACGAATTATGATTTGAAGTATGCTTTTCAAATTCTTCTTTCCAGACATCTAAAACTGATTTTGGGCAAACAATTAAAACTCTTTTGTGTCCTCTATTCATTATTACATCGACAGTAACCTTCGTTTTGCCTGTTCCCATCCCCATGTACAATAATGCACTATCTCTAGCCATTATATAATGGTAAGCTTGCCTTTGATGATTCCACGAATCAAATTTTCTGATGTCTGGCTGTGGCAAATCATTGTGAAACTTTATTTTTTGTGCATTCTGAATTTCAGAATACTTTTCTAAAAGACTTTTGAATCCATCGTCATATTCTTTTTTATAGTTTTTTGGCAAAATCAAATTGTCAATTTCATTCGCAATTTCTGCCAATGCTGAAAACTTCCATAATTTACTATTTTTGTCCCATCTCGCACCAACAACATCCTTGATTGATTTTACCAAATCAGCATTATAGGTAAAAAATACATTTATATTGTTTTTATCATCTAATGTTGCTCTGAAAATCTTATCAGCGACTCCCATTTCCATTTCAATTACCTCTCTTTTTTTTATTTTGTTGCTTAGCTTATTATGACATATCTTATACTTGACGTCAACTCTTTTATAATATTTCTTTTATATTCTTTCAATTAAAAAAAAGACCACTTTTCAGCGGTCTAATAAAAATAAAAAAGAGAGGTTTTCTTAAAAACATAATACCATATTTCCTAAAAATACACAAATAAAAAACCCTTATATATACACACACTATTTTTGTGTAGTTTTTTAACAAAAAAAATTCAGACAATATCTTTTTCATTCCACCATATCAGTGTTTTTCCATCATTTTCCATCATTTTTAAAAGTTATTCGCAAGCTATAAGCTAATAATATCAATGCTTTGATATACATTCATTCCACCATTCCACCATTTTTTATTTTTTTTTCAAATTTACATACAAAAAAAATCCCTATATATATAAGGATTTTTTTTGCTATTATTGACAATTTACTCAACATACCCCAACTCTCTCAACACCTTTTCAACCAATGCCCACTTCTCGGCATCCTTGAGTTTCATAAAATCCTTGACCTTCTCTTTTGCGACCTTCTCTTTTGCGACCTGCTCTTTTGCGACCTTCTCTTTTGCGACCTTTAGATTTTTACTGTCCATGTATTTCTTTAAATTATCGTACATTAGAATATCACCTCTTTGTCGATTAGTAATTGCACCAAATCACTAATAATGTTCTCTTGCTCAATCACTTTGTCTTGCAATGATTGTGGCGGCGAAACAGATTCTTCATCAATCGCTTTCTGAATCCACGCCTGATAGTTCGCTTTTAAATTTTCTTCAAGATAAGGTCTGTCTTTGATTTTTAACGTGTAATAGTCATATTCATAGTGGATATTTCCTTCTTCCGTTTCTTTTTCGGTTATTGATTTAGTGTTGAAAAACTCAACCGTGACCATACCGTCAATCGGTTCTGCTATTTTAAATCGTTCTATTGGTTTGATGTTGCTTTCTGCTCTCATAACTTATTATCTCCTTAATATTTTTTATACTTACATTCGGTTTTATGTGCTGATGGTAAAAATTATACGAATCGCAATGTCTCAACCATCCCACTCTCGCCATAAAAGACCTAGCTTCTTTTGGGGTGATTCTTTTCATTTTCCTTATTTTACAAGCTTGTCTGCGTAAGTGTCGATATCTTCTAATATTTCCTGAGCTTTGTAATACTTTTTGTTTTCGCCTTTCATTTTCTTTTTCTTGCTTTTGCATACTATCTTTATGCTTTTCTTTATGACTTCTATGTCTTTTAACCGGTTGTCTACATTGTATGTTTTCAAATTCTGTCCTTCCTAATTCTGTATTTTTAATATCAATGTCTTTTCTATAGCTTTATGGGTCTTGGGATTTCTCTTACCAACCCACACCGTATCAGCAATTTTTGCCAAGTGGCAAGGATCTGAGCGTGCAATGAATTTATTTTTTTATATCTATAAAAATTACGAGCCCCACGATTGATGTTGACGTTCGACGGAGTGTTGTTCAAGTTGAAGTAAACAGGAGAACAATTACGACCGTTATTGAAGTTACCGCCACAGATGACCGCTTGGGAACGCACACTCAAACCCTATATATTTAAATTAATTAACTTAACTACATTTAGGGGGTTGCACCCCCAGTCCCCCGCTAAGCACGGGAAACAAAAAGACGAGCCCCACGAGTGATGTGGACGAGCGACGGAGTGGCGCTCAAGTTGAAGCAAACAGGAGAACAACCAC